ACCATAAGGAGAATGGTATGTCAGCAGTAGATAATACACCAGAAAATAAAAACTTTTTATCCCCTCTTAATTTTAGATTTCAAATTAAGAAGGCACCACATGTTAATTTCTTTGTTCAATCTGTAAATATACCTGCTATTTCTCTTCCACATGTAGACACACCCAATCCATTTGTAAGAATTCCACAAACTGGTGATCATATATCATTTGAACCTTTACAAATAAGTTTTAAGGTCGATGAAGACTTACAAAATTACCTAGAGATACACAATTGGATATTGGGTTTAGGTTTTCCAGAATCATACGACCAATATAAAGAATTATCAGATGTCCCTAGAATAACAGGCGAAGGTTTGTTATCTGACATTACTGTATTAGTTTTATCCAGTACAAAAATAGCAAACTATGAAGTAACTTTTGTAGATGCACATCCGGTAGCTTTAACAGAATTACAATTTAATTCAACAGATACTTCTGTGAACTATATAAGTAGTAGTGCAACTTTCAAATATACCCATTATAAAATTCAAAATATATAAGGATTGTTATGAACATTGATGAGATTATGTCTGAGTGGAAAACTGACTCAGAAATAGATGTGACTGAACTTGCCGATGAGTCTATAAAGATAGCAAAATTACATCAAAAATACTATGAATATTTGATAAAGGAAAAGTTATTATTTAAGAAAAATGAATCAGATCTTAAACTATTAAGGTTAGAAAAATACGAATTTTATACACAGGGTCACAACGAAGAAACATTGAAAAAAGGATGGGAACTTCCATCCAAAGGTATGGTTATAAAATCCGAAATACCTATGTATCTTGAAGGTGATAAAGATATTATCAATCTAAATCTAAAGATAAGTTATCAACAAGAGAAAATAGACCTTCTACAATCCATTATAAAATCTTTGAATAACAGAGGATACAATATCAAATCTGCTATTGATTGGATTAAATTTACATCAGGTGCATAATGGAAATTATAAAATTAGAAAAAGTGAACGAGGTTTACAATAAAGTTATATGTGAACCTGGTGTAGGATATGAAATAAAAGATTACTTTACTTTTAAAGTTCCAAACTATCAATTTATGCCTGCTTATAAAAATAAACTTTGGGATGGAAATATTTATCTTTTCAATCCAATGAATTGTTTATTATATGGTGGATTAACAGAACAATTAGAAATATTTTGCAAAAGTAGAGATTATAAATTAGAATTATTATCTGATTTTAGTTCTGATAATATGTCTGTAAAAGAGACTCTTGATTTTGTTAAAAGTTTAAATTTACCATTTCAACCAAGAGAATATCAATTAGAGGCGTTTGTAAGATGTGTGAGATCTAGAAGAAAAATGTTATTATCTCCGACAGGAAGTGGAAAAAGTTTGATTATTTATTTACTCTCAAGATTTTATAACTTGAGAACATTAATAATTGTCCCTACTACTTCTCTTATTCATCAAATGGCATCAGATTTTCTTAGTTATGGTTACAGCGATCCAGACAATATTCACAAAATCTATCAAGGCCAAGATAAAAATATAAAATCACAGTTTGTGATTTCAACTTGGCAATCAATCTTCAAACAATCAAAAGACTGGTTCAACCAATTCGATGTCGTAATTGGTGACGAAGCACATTTGTTTAAAGCCAAATCTCTTACTTCTATAATGACAAAGTTAGAAACCTGTAAGTATAGATTTGGATTCACCGGAACCCTTGACGGATCTGAAACACATCAACTTGTGCTAGAAGGATTGTTTGGACCTGTAAAGAAAATAATCACAACATCAGAGCTTATAGAACAAAAACATTTATCAAATTTTATGATTAAGTGTATCTCTTTACAATATCCTGATGATATTAAAAAAGAATGTTCTAAGTATTCGTTTCAACAAGAAATGGATTTTCTTGTATCCAATCAAGAAAGAAACAAGTTTATTACTAATTTATCTTTATCATTAAAAGGTAATACTTTATTATTATTTCAGTATGTTGACAAACACGGAAAAGTGTTGTATGATATGATTTCTAATGAACATAGTGATAAAGATATTTATTTTGTTCATGGGGGTATTGATGGGAATGAAAGAGAAAGGATACGTAATCTAGTAGAAAAGAATAATAACTCTATTATTATTGCTTTTGGTGATATAAAAATATCTTGTCTTCCATATGAAAAAATACCTTTGACAAATGGAACTTTTAAAATAGCAAAAGAAATAACAGTAGACGATGATATTAATGACAGTTGGATACTAAATAGAAAATAAAGTATTCAACAGGAGTTAATATGAAATACTATACAATATATAAAATAACAAACAACATAAATGGAAAATATTATATAGGAAAACATATAACAGAAAATTTGAATGATAGTTATATGGGATCTGGAAAATTAATAAAAAAAGCAATAGAGAAATATGGTATAGAAAATTTTACAAAAACAATTTTATATTGTTGTAATAATGAAAAAGAAATGAATTTAATGGAAAATTCATTAATAAATCTAGAAGATAATAATATTTACAATTTACAACCTGGTGGTATTGGCGGATTCTCATATATCAATGAAAATAATTTAGCAAATACTGAAAATTTAAAAAATAAAAAATCAATTAAAATGAAAGAATATTGGACTGAAGAAAGAAAAAATAAAAAATCATTAGATATGCTTGAATATTATAATATTAATGGGACAGAAAAAGTTATTAATGCTCTTAAAAAGAGATATTCAGATAAAGAATTTAAAAACAGATTTGACATTAAAATGAACGATGTTAATAAAAATACTGAAAAAAGAAAGAAGGCAGGACAAACTATAAAGGAAAAATGGAATAATGATGAAGACTTCAAAGAAAAGATGAGGAATAGAAAAAGAGGATCTAATAGCAATACTATGAAAGAAAAATGGAAAGATCCTGAGTTTAGAAAAATGATGTTAGATAAAAGAAAGAAGAAATGAATTGAAACCATCAAACATAACTAGAAAGGAGGGCGTAGGGTGTATTATAGTAGCATCTTACGGAACCTTTTTCTACTGGAATTAATATTAAGAATTTACATAATATTATATTTTCTAGTCCATCTAAGTCTAAAGTAAGAAATCTACAATCTATTGGTAGAGGACTAAGGTTATCTGATAACAAAGAACAAGCTGTTCTATATGATATATCTGATGATTTATCTTGGAAAGAACGTAAGAACTTTACTTTGTTACATTATATTGAAAGAGTTAAGATATACAATGAAGAACAATTTGAATACAAAACATATAAAATCAATATTAATACTTAGACTTTCAAAGACACAGTCTTATTATACACACGGTTTAAATCTTGTCAAGGGAAAAATGCAATGAGAAAGAAAAATTATATAAACAATAAAGAACTGTATTCGGAAATGGTTAAATATCATTCTGCATATAAAACTAACAAAGAAGTAGAAATATCTAACTACATAGGTAAAGCAATACTTCTTATATGTAACAATCTTTCAAGAAAACCTAATTTTTGTGGATATACATATAAAGAGGATATGATTTCTGATGCAGTGTGTGACTGTGTTGCATCTGTAAAATCATTTAATGTTGAAAAATCAAATAATCCATTTGCATATTTTACACAAACTGCTTGGAATGCTTTTTTAAGAAGAATTGAAAAGGAAAGTAAACAAACTGTATTGAAACATAAAAACTTAGTAAATATGTATGTAATGCCAGAAACAGTTGTTGAAAATGATAAATCAAGTGTAAAATCAAATGAATTTTCCGATGAAATAATAAAAAATTATGAAGATAGATTGACAGATAGAAAAAACCGTGCTAAATTAAATAGCTTAAGTAAGAAAGGTGTGTTAGATGAAAAGAGATCACTTAGTGCCCGTGGCCGTTAAAGATATTGGAGATAAAGTAGGATCGAAGATTGTAAAACAAAGCGATAGACTCTATCACATCCAAAGACTAGAAGAAATTAGAGATTATTGTAATACCGTTATTAAAAA